AACTGTTGCTAAATTATTATCTTTCTGTTCAAGAGTCTTACCTACTGATATTACAATATGTCCGATCTGAGCCTTCTTAATTGATCCTCCTATCTGATCGGTTGTAACAACTTCGGATGATAAACTTTCACGATTACCTTGTGTGGCGACCCATATAGCTATATTGAATTCGTCTTTCATTGACTCAATACTTCTCATAATTGCCCCCTCACCTTTCCATTCATCACCGTCCATATTTCTTTCGCTAGAGATACAATCAACATAGTCAATAACCAACATATCGATATGTTGTCCTTCAGATGATAATTTTCGAATAATTGATCTGATATCATTAACTGAAACCCCAGTTGGTGGTAATTTCACAAGTTTAAGAAAATGTTTTGTTGTTCTTTTCTCGGCAACCTTTTGAATAACCTCTTCTTTATGCTCCAACTGCTCGGTATCAGAATAATTTGTCCAACATGTATAATGTTTTCTTCGAATGTCTCTTTCGTTATCTTCAAAGAATATATGTAGTACATTTCCACCGACATTATATGCGGTATTGGCTGCCTTGGTGAGCCATGTGGTGTTATGTGTTAACACATAATCTCTTGTTACAAAAAGTTCATCAAAATTTGATACCTTAATACAAACAGCCTCTTCATTATGTGAATATGTAATAGATTTAATAAATTTTTGATTAGTATATTTCAATCTTTTATGATAGTTGATATTTTTTCTTATTAATTTAAACGGAACAACATTATTTGCAAATGATATTGTTATTAAATGGGATAATTTACCTATTTTTCTCTCACCATTATATGTGTATTTTGGAACTTTAGTGCGTATCCTAACAGTGCCTCCCAGTGATAGTACCAATTCACGAATATTGTTTGACAGTTCTTCTGAAGCCGTCGAATATTGAATTATTCCACTTTTACTAATATACCCATCAGTATCCAACAATCCCTGTAATAGTGATATTCTAACATCTGACGAATTATATAAATAATCTTTAGGTATGAATTTATCATTAGATTTTTTACCAAATAAACCATAAAATTCTAATTCATTCTTTATACTTTGTTTTTTTAAATGAATTCTTTTAATGGTTTTAATACCAGTATTTGTTAATCTATTATATTCATTATATGATGTATGTAATTGTAAATGTTTTATATTATCAAATATTTCATCATCTTTTGTATCTATTCTTATTCCACTGTTTGTTATACTTCCATCGCCCAACAATATACCTAAAAGATATGGATCGATTAATATGTCTTTATTTTCAAATTCTACAGGACTCACCATAGGTAATCTGTAATTATACACTCCTCGCTTCTTAATATCCTTCATCATTTCAGAAGTTTTCATTACCTTATATCCTAAATTAGGTACAGAAATAACCTTACCGTATAAATGTGTTTTTGATGATCTCATATTCAATGTATTTACTGACCACAAATGTTCTTCGTCACAGTTCACAGATGTGCCGTCAGTAAATTCAATTTTAAATATTGGCCTTAATCCTTGTGGATATACCCCTATCACATATTGATCTTTACCATCCGATCCCATTACTTTATCTCCAAGTTTTATTTCACCCATTGTTTTCCAACCCTTTGGGCATAATACTGGCTCAGATACCCCCAGTGCTTTTCCCACGCCAAGCGGAGCAATCAATAACGCGAGTTCACCTTTTGCGACTCCACCTTTAAGAAGATTATCAATTCCCACGATTCCTGTTGGAAATGGCTCTCTATTATCATCTTCTAGTGATTCACGAACGCCTTCAAAAATATCTTTCACAGAATCAGTTGTTGAACCTACCTGTAGTGCTTTTTGAACAATTTCCTCGATTTTATGATATTCTTCAAAATCACCATTATTCATAATTTCCTCAACCTCTTTCAGAGATTTTTTCAAAACCTGTTGTTTACAGAAATTTAATGATATGTCCTTTACATATCCCGCGTTTGGTAGATCTAAATCTCTAATTGCGTTTAATGTATCAAGATGTACCCTACTTGTGACATCCCGATTTTCTTTCATTATCTTTTGTTCAAGCGTTGTATAATCGGGAATAGCCCCATATAAATTATACAATTCTTTAATATTTTCCATAAGATATTTGAAGTAAGGCCCGTCAAAGTACTTACTATCCATAGAATCTATTATTACAATCGAAAATTTCTTATCCTCGATGAGTGTTTTAAGCAGTTGCTGTTGAAATCCTGTTCCTAAATAACCAAAATTTTTATCGTTCATTTCTATATATTTTCACTCTTAACTTATCTCATATTGTAGGTAGGTGTTAGTCGTGACATCAGCTGATAAAACATTCGTTAAATCTGATAATATTCTTCTAACCTTCGGCCTAATATCCACGGCGTATCTCGCTTTTGGATGGTAAATATGAGCGGGGAAAATCCTAGAAATAAATACTTCCTCGCCCAGTAATATTCTTAATAAAAAATACTCTTCATCGGGTTTAGTTGTGAGTTCTTCGTAGTTGAAATCGAGGAAAGATTTGTGATCGTCGCTCATATAATCCAATGTTTTTTCTTTCAAATCCGATGAAATTTCTCTACAAATTTCTTTTATACATTCATGTAAATATAGTGAATTTCTGTTCTTCGGGTTATAATTGGGGACATTGAAATATCTCTGAATAACTATGTTTTTTTCCAGCGTTAGGAGAAATTCGAATTTTGTAATATCTTGACTTTGCATATTTTTATCTTTTTATATTTGTATATCTTTTATTTTTTTCTTTTCTAGTTAATCTTAGGAATGGATTTAAAAAATTAATCCACGCATCTGATTTAGGGAGAACTTGAAATAAACCGTCTTCCATCATCATCTTCATTGCGTTTTTATATGATCTTCCTTCGGTATCTAGATTTTCATTTATTAAAACTTTAATATTTTCCTTCGCCTCCTCCGTTAAAATTGGTTCATCTAAACTTACTATGCTATTATTAACCTGGAAGAATTCTTCTCCGAATACTCCACGTTTAGTAACCCCCGTTATGAGATTCTGTATAATCTTATTTTCCTTATCCTGTTCGAATAAAAAATTAGTTTTATACCTGATATACTCCAAGGTCAAGGGTTGAGTTACAATTTCAGGGAATAGTTCCTTTAATCTTTTAATTCCAAGATTCCGGATTCCCGCGATATTGTCGGAAGGGTCACCACACAACATTTTTACCAATTTGATATTTTCTACCAGAACCTCTTCATGGTCATAGACAAAAGTATCTTTTGGTTTATATAATTTATGATGTGATGGGTTATATAGTTGTGTTTTTTCGTTAACAAGTTGAGTTAGATCTCCATCTGATGAGAAAATGATTTTCTTTTCCTCTGGGGTGATTTGTGTATAACATGCAATACAATCATCTGTTTCACAGTACTTATATTCACCCTGTCTAACATATAGTTCTTCTAAATATTGTTTAACTCTCTGTCTTTGATAGTTATAAGAGCTTACTTCGTTTTCACTTTTTAATCTGGTTTTGGGGTTTTCTTTGTAATGACTGTATAGTTTCTTGCGTGATAGAGATCCTTCCTCGCCATCCCAAAAGACAACTATTTTGTCCAAATGATAATTTTCGAAAGACCTTCTAAGGGTATTGAGGAAATGATATATTCCCCCAATGTGTTCACCCTTATAGAAGTAATTCTTGACACCGTAAAACCCAATAGTCAATAAATTGTCGCCGTCAACAAGCAAAGTTGTCATTCATAGAAATTATTCGTAAATACTAGAAATTGTACTTGATACCTAACAGCACAAAAGGATTTTTTGTACCAAAATTAAACCCACCACCAACATCAATGAATTTCAACGCGCTTACCGTTCCCGCGAGAGATATCGTTGCTTCGGGCACTGTATTAACAAACATTAATGCGTTGAAACCGAAATTATTATATGGAGTACCGTTATTATCAATATAATGCTGATAACCAATACCCATACCGACTGATGTAAAAGATGACGCTGTCCAATCCTTTATGTCCTTATCATATGATAACATCGTGGCCGCAATTGAAACTGCAGGTCTGAACAACCACACATTCGGGTTTAATTCTAATGCCGCGGTTTTAAGATGATAATTAAATTGTTGTGAATTAACGGGTTTAAAAAATCCGTCCCATGGACTCTGTGAGAATCCAGAAATTGATATGACAACGAAAGCCAGTACTAATAATAGTTTTTTCATTCTTACTTTAATTTAAATTTATTGTTTATTAATCCGAATTAACCTCATCTTCTTCGATTTTCACATCGCTTATATCGCTAATAGGAACTCCTAGTCGTTCACTAATATAATCTCCTGCGATTTTCTTATATTCCTCTATGGATGCTTTTTCCTCTTTTTCATCCTTAGCGTGCATAAAATCGTGAGCAGTAATCAATATTTTACCATCCTCATATCCTAACCCGTTAAGATGATTCTTCATAACGCTTACTTTTGTTCTTGTTGCGATCTTAACCTTTCTACCGTTTTTAACAATAGATATTTTAGTAATTCCACCGCCTTTTTGATTTCCAAATAGAAACACCAATGTTGAATTTAACCATATTGCATTTCCACCTTTAGCCATAATTTTTGGCTGACCATATGGACTATCTGGAAGCTCAACCCAAGGCTGATTACAAATAATCATTGTGTTTGTGTATTTTGAATCGGAATGTCTCGAACTTCCAATTCTCTGGTTCAATCCCATTCCTATTTTATCTGATAACACGCTGGCATTGTGTTGTTTACCACCTTTTCCTTCATATGTCATTTTGCATGGAACAGAACCCACGGAATCCCATAAAAAACACAAATCATAGTCAATCTCTCCTTTATCCTGAGCGTTGAGCATTTCATTTATGAAATCTGTAATTTGTTCAATATATTTAAAATCATTTCTTAAAATAAATGTCCCACTCCATTTTGAGTCACCCGTTTTCGGATCAATATGTTCTTCACATTCAAAACCCATAAGTTTTGCGTGTCCCATTCCCCATTTCTGTTCGGTTATAATAAAAACGGGAAGTATTCCTTTTCTCTGTGCGTCAATCGCACTCTTGATTAGTCCTGTTGTTTTTCCCGTATCGGTATGTCCTAAAAGCATATTTATATGACCCATTACTGGACCAGGAATACCACAGGCTCCTAAAAACGCGTCACCTAAATCAAAATACCTATCTGGTTTAAATGACACTTCTACTGAATATTTTTTTAGTATTGCTGAAAAATCTTGTTTTTTAATAGCCATATTTGTTGTTATATAAAAAATTTATTAAATCGCCCATACCTTTAATAGATATGGGCGATTAGTTAGATCAAAAGGGGAGATCATCCTCATTATCAGGTTCTTGATCAGCCTGTGGATCAACAGGAGGAGCTTTAGGTGGCTCTGAACCTGCTATGGTTGATTGAGATGTTGCATCTGAAACCCATTTTTTGAGATCCTTATCATACACAGGATTTTCACCCTGAGCAACCATGTCAAGATACTCCTCTGGTTTCTTAGAATAGACATCCGACCATACGAGAGGATCGTTAAGCCATTTCTGTGCTGTTTCCTCATCGGTATGTAACGGACTCGGATCTTCAGGAATAATTGAATTTATTACTGTGTACACCTTTCCTGTACCTGATGTGGTCAAAGCCAAAGAAAGAATCAAATCACGACCTTTAACTGGATCGGTAATATCTCCCTTATTTTTCCAAATCGGGAAGATTTTATCAAAAACGCCCTCCATTTTGGAGTTATTTTTGAATCTCCAGAATTTTGGTCCATCAGCTTCGTGATCTCTGTCGATAACCTTTACAACAAAGAATTTACGCGCACGATACCCCTTTGACAAATCTTTATCAGATTCGAGACCTGTGGCTTCGAGGCTGTCTTTAACTTCGTTCAAAGGTGAACGCTTACCTTCCTGCTTCGGGTCCCAAAGTTTAACCCATTTTCCACCTACCTGTACTTCGTGGAAAAATACTTCTACAAACGGTGTGGAACCATCTTTTGGAGATAAAATTCTTATCCGTCTTTCTTCACCCTCAGAACCTTTCGGTAATACTGTGGTAAAATACTTCTTCATTCTTTCCTCTTGAGAGGCGAACTTGCTGCCGCTTGCGGCTTTTCTGTTTTTTTCGTACTGTTCTTGTACTGCTTCAAATGTGCTCATAGTTTAAAAAATTTAGTTAATAAAAATTTATGTAATCAAATATAAGTAAAAAATATATCATTACCAAATGGTGGGTGAATAATTTTAAAAATAAAAACCGACCTTGACGTAATTCTCCATCAAAGTCGGTTATATGTAATAATCTAATATTGTTATTAGTCATGTTGTTAAATATTGTTGCCGCATGCGGCGTAAATCATAATATAAATATAGGAAAAAATTATTCCAATATCAAGTGTTAAAACATATTTCTATCAATATTAGGGTTAAATGACCTCATTACGTCATATTTACCATAATTTTCAACATCTCCTTTAGTAAGTACATATTCATTCTTTCCTGATTTTTGCATCTCATCTTGTTTTTCTGAGAAAAATTGGTCAGGGCTTTTACTAAATGGATATGAATCTAACGATCTCATCTCAAGTTTCTCCATCGGAGTTTTTGGTTTAACCTGTTGAATTTGAGCTCCTAATTGATCAATTTTTGCTAATACATTATCCATTTCACCCAATCTGGATTCCAAATCATTTAATTTTGTAAAAACATCATCTAATTTTTGGGTAGCTCCCGTATCTTGACCTTACGTGTCATCTAGTTGTTTTTTAATACTTTTAGTCATATTAACCAAATCAGTAATATCAATTTCTTCTGTACTATCATCTGCAGCTGGATCAGTGTTACCTAAATCTGTGCCTGCATCTTCCGCTTCAGGTGGTGGTAAATCTGCTGTTGGATCTGCTCCTGCTGCCGCAGGATCTGCTCCTGCCGCTGGCGGTGCTGGGGGTAATGCTCCAGGATCTGCCCCAGGATCTGCTCCTGCCGCTGGCGGTGGGGGAGGTAATTGAGGTTCTTGTTCTGATAACAGTTTCTCAGTATATTTGTTTATAGCGTTGAAACGTTTTAATTCTTCCTGTAATAATTTTTCCATATTTTTATATTTTAATCTTGTAATAATTGTCTTCCGTCTTCGGTTATGTATTTCTTCTCATTAGTAACACGCT